TTAAGCTGCCTTGTTAAGTATTTCTTCTAAGACACGTGGTAGTTGCTTAGCTTTGGTGCTGTTTAGTGCACCTCGTTGGTGTCTATTCAGACCTTTAATTTTGGCCAAGTCTTCTGTGATGTTACCGTTGCTAATGAGGTAGTCTATTATAGCCGATGATTTATAGACTATTTCATCGAATTGGGACACAATGTCCCAAATCATTTTAGCCCGTTGTAAATTGCATACATCTAATTTGTGTATGTCCTTAATTACTTCTGACCATTTAAAGGGAGTTGCAAAGGTGAGGTATTTGATGATGGTTTTACCTTTCACCCCTTTATGTGCAAGCTCATTTGCAAAGGCAAGGATTTCATTGCTTGGGTACTTTATAGCAGCACCGGAAATGAAATCATCTCCCTTCCAGCTAAGTAGCCGGCTGTTGATTTCAGTAATAATTAGGGCTAAGTCTTTACCCTCAACCTTAATGGTGTTCCATTGTAGGTCTTCAATGTTGAAGAGCCCTTGCTCCTCTAATCTCCGGGCAGCTACATAACGGTGCTGCCCGTCTAGGATAACATAATAATTAATGTAATCCTCCTTAGACACTGCTTTGCCAGTGTCTGCATCCACTAGCTTGTAGTCCCCTACCTCCGCTGCTTCACAACGGACCATACTTGCTAAGTTGCCAAACTCCCTTAGGGAAGCCATCATTTTGACAACGTTGTTCTCATTAAGCTGACGATTGCCAGCTACAAATGAATACTTTTTTGACATTTCTGTCATAATTATTTCACCAATGCCCTTTGGGTTTATTTTGGTATCTGGCGCACCGTAAATATTTTTATTAATGGTGCAAAGTTATGGCATTGGCTTACCTAATTTTGTGAAAAAAAAGATGCATTTATTTTTTCTTCATCTGTATTGTTTTCTTCAGCAGATAGATTGGATATATTCGTGTTGTGCCATCCTTCGTCAGTGTGAACACAGTGCTATTGCTGTCTGTTATTTGTAGCTTTCCAGTATTTACATCACTCATCAATTTATTATAATCACTATCTAGTCCAATATCTCTTAGTAGATTAAAAGAATATAGGACACTCATTATATCTTTCTTGTATTCAGATGTAAGTTTCTTAATGCCCTTATACTCTAATATGAAATTAGTCAGCTCTTTTGCAAGCAGATAAGCCATATTCCTTTTACCAACAACCTCTATCGCCGGCTTGCCAACCCCCATCTCCAAAATCTGTGGAATTGTATTGTTTATCTCTTCGTCCATATTTAAAAGATGGCCAGTGACCAAATCAATAAGTCCTTTATTTTTTAACTGTACTCTCTGCCCTTTCCTACTAAATTCAATCTTGGTAAAACCATCCTTTGCATAATAAAGAAAGTTCTTATATTCATCTATGGCAGTCAGCTCTGATACAAAGACCCTTTTATAGAATCCAACGTATGCCCATAATCTTAAACACAGTTTCCAAAAGGCATCTACATCATATTGCTTATTGCCCTCGAATAAATTGTAAAATTTATCCTTCTTTATTTTATACTCTTCAGCAAACTTTAATATAGTTGCTTCATCTATTACTTTTATGTCATTCACACAAACCATTGCTCCATTGTATCTAATGAAATCGGAAAGATGCTTACAATAAAATTTTATATAGTCTTCCATATTGGTATTGTTTTATATGATATGCAAAAATAACAAAAAAAGCTGATACTTAATGTACCAGCTCTTTAATTATTCTATTGTAATGGTAATATCTTTCTCCCTTTCCAATCTTTTAAGCAGCTTTTCCAGTGTGTCTACAGAGTTGCTGACCATTCCTTTAAATGTGTTCTTGCCTACCAATATACAGCCCTCAGTGTCTTTTGGGAAGTTCCCCTAGTGTATTCTGATACCCTCAAATCCCTTAACCCCTATAAGTAAAGGCAGCACTCTTTTAAATCTGGGACTGTATGTAAGTTGTACCTTATAAGTGCCCGTAGGTATGGCTGTCTTGCCGAATATCTTTCTTGCCTTTATATAAAGCACATTCTGGCTGTCTTTCAATCCTCTGTCTGTATCTTCCAAAGTGTTGCAGAAGAACTGCCCGTCTACATAAAGGCATCCTATAGTGTAGTCAGCACATTTAAATATCCTCTTTAGCCTTAAATCCATCCTATATAGCGTCAGTCACCGCATCCACAATCTTGCTGCTTGCCTTGCTCTCAAATTCTCCTATCTTGCTCTTAAAGTATATGCTAACTCCAAATATCCCTCCAGCTGTTATAAAGGCCTAAGCTATATAGATTAGCACACCAGTGGCTATATCAAAGGCATTAAGGAAAAACGACAAGAATGCTATGGCAATGCCACTGGCTACCAATGTTATTGCCACCACATACTGTAATCTGTCCTTAATGCCCAAACTCTACCAGTTATCCATCAATATTTATATAAATTCCAAAAATATCCGTCAAATAAAATCTTTACGATGCCACACCAGTCAGACGGTATGGTAATCTGCTCCTTATCGTTAATCTGCATTGCATTGTTGCCCCTCACATACTCTGCTATGCTGTAATAGGACTGTGTATCTGTATCGGCCTTGATAACCAGCTCACCCTTGCTCCTTTTAAATACAGTATATTCCTAACCGACTTGCAAAGTCTCCGGATAATGCCCAAACTTCTTATAATAGGCCAGTCTGTTGGCCACATTGTTCTGCCCCAGCTGTATAAGCCCGTTGGTCAGATTGTCCATATCTGGCAACACCAAAGTTGTCTGCCCTACACCCAGCAAAGTGTTGGGTCTGTCACCAGCCACTATTATATTGCTTGCATAGGTATGTAGCTTGGTAACTCCAACATTAACTATCTGTATATCCTTTCTCAATCCGGAAACAGTACCGTCTGTGATTGTCATCGCACTTTTAATGTCTGGCAATACAGATTCTATATTTACAGCCCCTTCAGAGCCGGAAACAATGGATAGGTTATACTCCTTACTGTAAGGGCTGATTGTCACCTTCTGATATGCACCGCTCTTGTTAATGGTCTCGTCAACTCTGGTGCTGAAGCCGTTATTGTATATCTTGGTTTCTATCGGCTTATTCTCCTCCGTCTTTCCTTCATAATAGAAACCATCCTAGTTAATCTTAAACACTCCGGTATTGGCTTCCAAGTAGTTCGCCTTAATCTTGCCATCCTAAAACAGAGCTGCCAGTTTGCCCTTGTTCACTATCTTTACCTTGTCTGCATCCAATACAATATCATCTACTGTCTGTCTTATCACCGATTCCGATTCTGTAATCTTCAGCAGCCTTACACCCTTCATCTTGATAATCCAAGGCAGTGTCTTTTTCGGTGCATCACTTTCCAAGTACAGCCACAAATACGGCTTGTCTTTCGTCACCGTAAACTCATAGGTGTACAGTCTGTGTTGCGGCAAATCAGTCTTTCTAATCACATCATACTGCACACTGGCACTCTGCCAATCCTAACTGGCATACATTCTGACCATTAAGGCCAGTCTGACATCATCACCGTTTACGGACAGTTTAAAGGACAGCATATATTTACCAGCATCCAGTTTCTTGAAGACAGAGTTGCCGTAGTCTATATCGTCTGAATCATCACTGCACATAAAGGTATATATGTCCGTAGCCTTGTCATACTCCCTAGACTGATAGCCCTAATCGTCACCATCTATAAAGAACTCCTTGTCATTGATGATGTTGTCCCCAAAAGTCTCTATCTTGCCCACTCTGCTCTCTATACCGTTTGCCTTCTAAGTAAGGGTGGATATACTGTTGGTGTTTGCATTTACCTTGCCATTGGTTTCATTTATGGCCACTTTGTTGGAAACCGCCTAACTCTATATACCATCTGCCCTCTGGGTCAAGGTGGTGTAGTTATTGGTTATCTGCTTAGTATTATTGGCTATCTTAGATTCATTGGATGTTACCCTAGCCTTAATGCTGGCCATTTCCGTATCTGTAGCCTATTTAATGTCAAAGGTGGCTGCCGGCAATAAGATAACCGTCACTACTCTGGTGTCCAGAATCTGATTGCCCTTAACCAGCTCTACGGTAAAGTAGGTTATCTTGTCGGACTGCTTGTAATAGTTGGTCTGATAATTAGCATTGTCATATAAAGGAGTTGCCGTATTGGTAGACAGATTTGTATTAGTGCTGGATGTATTGGGTCTGAATCTGACATAATATCCGGCAGTAGTGGCATTGATATTGTTGCCATTAGCCCCTTGGATGTACCGTACATTGTATTTAAGGGACACACCCAACTTACCGTCCTTATCAACGGCTGCCACTTCTGTAAGAGGGTTCAACTTATAAAACTCGGCATCCGCTCCTTTTGTCTTACTCCATATATAATCATTTACATTATCAGACGGGTAAGGCTTATCCCATATAAGAGTACCAATATAAGCACCCTATGTCAGTCCAAACAACTGCTCCTCTGGAGCTGGAACATACTCCAATTCTTTATCACCTTTAACCACCATAAAGTTACAAAACTTTACAAAACTATTATTGTCCTTAAAATGATAGGCTTCACTGTGGATATATACATCAGCGATTAAATCTTCCGTTATCGGAGTATTTGTGCCAAAAATGTTATATGCCATCTTATATGTACTAGAAAAATGCCCAGAATCAGACGTTTTGTCTGTTAACTTTATCATAGGCTGATACCCATAAAATTTATTAAACTGTATGGCGACCTAAAAATCTTTTGGATTTTTACTACCATTTATCCCAGTACTGTTATATACAATATCTTTAACTTCCCAATCAAAAGATACAGTAATAACATCATTCTTGTTAACACCTTTTACTTTTAAGTTATATATAGGATGCTTGGGCTGCATCAACCAATTCTTAGAGCTGTAAAAGCAAAGATTCCTACCATTGCCATAATCTTTATTTTCCACATAAGGCTTAGCAGCGGTAAATGTTTTTCCGTCATCGGAATATCTTATAAAAGTGTATTGCTAATCTAAAGAATTAACTGTTATTTGTCCCCTTGCTATATTAACCATATTGATTGTAAGATTCTAGGAGTAGAATAAATCTACCCCTAGTTATTATTTACTTAAAGTCACTATAAATGTAGCCTTTACCTACACTTCTGCCTTGGTTACTGTGAGTGTGCGGCCAGTCTTACTGCCACCCGTTCCCCAAGCCGTATCTAATGCACCGCCCTTGTTGTACTTCTGCCAAGTGCAAGTAAGGCCAGTGAAAAAGCTGTCTGGCAGCAAAGTCCCATTCTGCCATACATTAACCTTTAATGTGGTGGATGTATTGCCGCTGGTAAGAGTTGTGCCGGCCAAGGCTTCTATGTCTACAGAATAGGGGTCGCTCATATCGGCAAATGATATAATGTCAGCCACAGAAGTGCCTTTAGTGCCACTTGAGTTGTCTGTATCGGTAATGATACATTTATAGCTGGCAAAATTCAAGACTGCATCGGCCGGAATTGTAATCTCATTAGTGGTAAAGTTGGTAATACCCTTTGCATTGGCATTGGTAATGTCCTTCCAAGTGCTGTCCAAGACCTACCATTTATAGGACACATTGGTGTTGTCAATAGCAGAACCTCTCCACAAGTCACAATGTGCCTTCAAGGATGCCACATTGCCATTCTTAAATACAGTACCATTAGGGGCATAGGCAATGGCCCTAATCTGCTGTCCAGTGTTTATAACCTTAGTAACCGTATATACAGCCTTGGCAGTGGTTTCTGCACCAGTATCTGGGTCTACATATATAACAGTACACTCTATGGTAAGGGTAGTGGCACTGCTAAGGTTATTCTTAACGGTGAGTGCATAAGGTGAACTGGTGGCTGCTGTAGCACCAAAGTTATTGATGGCTGTGGAGCCGTTTATCTTCCATTCCGGAGTGCCCTTCAACTTGGACACCTAGTTAGTAGATGTGCCGGAGACATAGACCTCCGGAGTGATTACTAGGTTCTTAGCCCCATAGTTAGGTACATAGGAATTGTTCTCCTAGTTAAAAATCTGTGTTGCTGGTTGGTTGGATGATAGGAAAAGGTTTATAGACTTGCCATCATTCAAATCAACTATCGTTATTTGTCCTCTTGCTATATTAGCCATAATTATAAATAAGTTTTAATGTTGTCAATATCAATTATACAATCAAAAGTGCATCTTCTAATTACATCTTCATCTTTTAAATGGATTGTGTTGCCCACACCTTCCTTTGTCTTGTTCCAAGCCTTGTCAGCATCCTTATTGGAGCTTACCCTAACCCAGCTGAATAAAGACGGTGGTATCTTGTCGGTTATGTTTCTCATTCCGTGCCACACTTCAGCATACAAATCCACCTCTCTGTCATTTATAAGTGTCAAATTGCCATCTGCTGAATATACCCTTACATCTATATTGTTTTCTCCCTAATAGGCATTGTCCTTTATATAGTCCTCGACACTCTGGCCAGTGGACACCTTGAAGTTGCCAGTAAACTCATTAAGTCCGGCACTGATTACATTCCCCCTATGTGTCTCCAAATGATAATCATTGATGCCTTTATACTGCACTATGGAAGGGGCTTGTAAAGCGGCATCCAAGAACTTACTGTTATAAGCAGACAAAATTATGGCATTCTGTCTGGAAGTGTCAATTCTATTGCCCAGCTAAACTATCTTGTCCCCTACAGCCGGATTGGTGGTGGATGCTGCATCCTTGTCGGTATCTGACAGTATAACATAGTTATATAAAACACCCTCTATTGTTTCAGTGCCTACTTCCGTACACAACCGCCAGTAGAAAGTATTGGAGACATTTGTAGATGCTCCCACACCGGCATTAAATGTCTGGCACACAACCTAATCACCCTTAGCAAACTGGTTGTATATCTTCTTGTCCCCATCTGTTGCCCTCCAATAGCATTTAAAACCACCGTCCATTGCTGTCACTCTATCCACAGTAGCATTGGCCGGAGTGAGTATTATCTGGCCTCCTACTGACTTTATTTCATCTATTACAAGACTGAAAAAATGAGCAGCCTTGGTAACTGTAAGCGTTTCAACAGATATGTTACCAGCCAGCAAATCACTTATAGTTGCATTGGTATAGCTTAACTTGCTGCCAGATAGTGCCTTTATAATGCCTTGCAGATAATTTAACTGCTCACCAGACAAATCTTTGATGCCAGCTTCCGTCATTTCTGCCTTCTTTATAAAGGCATTGTCTGATTCTAAGTCTCCAACTAATTTTGCACCTTTGATAATACCGTCCGCATTTATATTGCCACCCACTTTATCTTGTTCATCAGTGGTGGCCTTTACTGTTATATCTCCACCAATGGCAGTAATGTTTGTGACATCAGTCAAATCACCCCCCACATCCTATGTGCCGTTAAACGGCTGACCGAAAATAGTGTGTGTTTCCAGACTGCCAGTTGCCTATTTGGCATTAGTGCCGGAGCTGCTGTTAGATATGGCCCGTTTGTCGTCAGCTTCTTTCGGCTTGTTGTATTTCGCTATATCAATCATTTCTTCTCTATCAGTTTAATGTTCACCGAATTATATCTATAATCTCTATTTATACTGTCTACAATGAAAAGTCTGTCATTTATGGCAGTATCTCTATATAGTCCATATATATAGTTATCATTCCTAAGTGGAAGCTATAATATTATAGACGCTGTATTATACTGGTTATAAATACGGTTTATTAAATGCTCTTCCTATCTGGCCGTATCTCCAGTAGCCCTATTGTATGTCTTATCCAGATACTGCATCTGTCCATCAGTCTTTTTAAAGGCCACAGAACTGTAATTTGGCTTCTTGTTGTCCCAAGTACAAACCTTAAATTTAATATCACCAAGTTCTTTTATATAAGAGTTATTTATAATGTTGGTATAAACAGTATCACTATCGTTTACCTTACTGAATGTAGGGTCTCCGATAATAGCCTTAAACTTAAAATCCTTTAGAAACACACAACAATGCTTGTAATGCTATCCTTTATTCTTTCCAGATTTAGCACTATGATAATTAGGGTCATAAGGCTTGTAAACAGTAAGGGTGGGCAGTCCACTTATTACTCCATTCTTAGGCAGTGTAATCAAATATCCTTGCTCATTAGTGCCAATACGCCAATTAACCGTATTTACAAACTTCAAGTCCTTAAACATAGTGGCATCCGCCCTACGCTCACCGTTATCTGCATCATCCTTTATATACGGTATCTTGAAGGTTGTTTCGGATGCCGACCAGCCACTGCCATTCCAATAAAGACTGCCCCACTGTAATTTGGCCAGCAGATAGGTCTGTCCGGCATCCATAGAGTATCTGCCTTCCGATATGTCGGATTCATTGTCCGGTATTGGGTAAGGGTCATCATAGTAGTAGTGGTATCTGTAATTGCCGCTGATAATCAGATAGGCATTCTCACCGCCAAACAAAGCAGTGCCGTCTGATGCCACAGTTTGAAAGTAAGGGTACTTAGTTATGTTGTCGTTACTTATATGACTATCATTCGGATTCAGCAACACTATATAGTCTGAAAAGTCCACCTTACTGAACTCATTCATAGCCAACCACCTATCCAGAGTAATCTGCTTGTCAAGCATTTTAAGAACCAACTGCTAAAAGTAATCCGGAGCATTGTCCAGCTTCTTAACACAAAACTTGGCAATGGTAGCACCGTGCATTGATTTGGTGTCGGTGTAGTTCAATGATGTAACGGTGTCTGTTATGTCCCTACCGTCTGCATCATACTTATAGAACTTGTAATAAGGATTGTTGAAGTATTTGGCAAACACCACATTGTAGTCACTGTAGCCGCCCTTCTAAGGGTTTCTTACCCTATCAATCATCACTATCATATTGTTGTTTTTACTATCTGCACTGTTTCCCACCTTATTGGCCACCACTTCACCGTACATACCATTGTTGATGTTGTCAGAGCTTTGTAAAGTGGCATCACTGTCAGCTGTAATGTTAACGGCAGTATCAAACATATCTGGCAATATATCATCAAACGTATATAAATCATCAGTCACTTTCACCTTATTATATACGTTATCTATAGACAAAGAAGCACCGCTGTCTGTATAGTCACTGGCCGTTATGGTCTTGTTAAATGATAGGGTCACTTTACTTGGTGTCGGGTTGCCTATGGTGTATTTATAATAGTCATTGATGCCGTTTTTAATTGCATCATAATCTAGAAAGTAAACCAAATCCCTATCTGCAACTGCCGTTACTCCCAAAAACCTACAAATCTCTTCCAAGACATCCTAACAAGTCCAAGCCACATCCGAATCTGTCTCATCTTCTTTTTTATCGTCATAGAAGTTCTATTCTGATATATACAGTTTGTCTAATAAGGTGTCTACGGTATCCTTATTAAGTTGAGTGTTGGCACTAATGACAAATCCAGTATAGGCATTGCAGCTTTTAACCAGTTTGTTGATTATGTCCAATAGCGTTACCACTCTCTTTTTATCTGTCGTGTACTTTATATATTGTAGGGTGGATAGGGCATCTATGCAAGACAGCTCTATTTCCTCCCTATACTCCTCAAATCCCATATTGTACAGATTTGGTTCTATATAGCCAGTCCAAGCTATGCCCTTGCTGTCTGACAGCTCTATCTTAGTCCCCTATGCCTTGCCACTGTAAATGTCAAAGTTGTAATCCGGTGTAATGATATTGCAGCTGGCAGACTGGTATTTGGCTGGCTTGTATAAAGTATCGTCTGAATTGTCCATCTCTGTAGTAAAGGGAATGCCACCCAAAGTCAGTGTCTTTTGAGTAGCACCGCCTTTTTCCGTCGTTATTCTGATTGTATAGAGATTATTATTAACATCTCTGAATCCAGCATTATAAATCATCGTACTTTCCCCATTTTAGAACTGTAATTGGATAAAGCCACATACAAATCAGAGCCTTTAATCTTTACTACCGAAGCAGTGTTGGTGGAAGCAACGTTACCACTATCCAGCAATCTAAATAGATTTCCTTGCTGCTTGCCATTCAATATCATTTCCCCAGCATTAACCTTGGCAAACATCTTGTCTCCGTGAAATGAATTGCCGCCAATAACACCCCCATCAGCAAAGCTGCCAATCATAGCAATACCAGCAATGACTGCGGCTATACCAGCAGCTATAGCAACTATATTTAATGGGAAAGGCATAGCTGCTCCAGACTTTGTAGCACCACTGATGGCTTCAGCACTGTTGGCAGCTATCTTTGCTTGTGAGTTGGCCACTTCCTAAGTGGTGGCAGCTGTGTCTATTGCAGCAGTAGCGGCAGTAGTAGTACCTAACAGCTCCGTAACGGTATTAACTGCTGTCATTACATCTGAAACGGTCTGTAATACAGTGCCCACCGTCTCAACCACTCCTATAAACACCTACCAAGCATCTGCACCGTCAGCCAGTGAGTTTGACAGAGATTCAACACTATTAACTACATTGTCCAAGCCCTCAAAGCCACCTAATATATCATCGGCATTGTTTCTAAGCTGGGCAAATCCTTTGTCAAAGTCGGATTCTATATGCACCTTTATAGGCTTCAATCCCAAGTCCTACAGTTGCTTGTTAATGTCTGCTATCTGACTGTCAGCAGTCTTCTTGTCTATAATGCCCAAATCCCTCTGGTTGGATATGGCATCTATATTGGATTGTGCATTCTCATAAGAACTGACCTTATCCTATGTCCCATAATCCAGTTTCCTTATCTTGATGGTAGTAGTGTCACTAATGGCATCTACTGCATCCTAAAGCTCTTTCTTTGTCGTTTCCAGCTATATCCTAACATCCGCTGTCAGATTCTCATTGCTCAATCTGTCCTATATTTCCTCTATCTGACTGTTTAAATCAGCAACAGAACCGTTGGCAAATGTTTCCAGCAATCTCTTCTACTCCTTAATCTGCTTGGTAATCATAAACCATTCAGCTGTCTTGGGCGTGGTCTTATTCAGTCTGTAGTTGAGTATCTGAAGATTGCCGTTAATGTCCCTAATGGATGTTGCACCCTCTTTAAAGCCGTTATTGTTAATGTCATCCAGTCTATTTTGCCAACTGTCTATAAGCCTTGTGGTTTCCCTAAAAGCATCGGTATTTGGGTCTAAATTCTCCAGTCTGTCACCAAGGATATTGATATTGTCCTTGATGCCCTTGATGGTCTATGCTTGTGTGTCAAACCCAACCATAGACAGCTTATCCTTCCATTTGGACAAGGATGCTTCCACTTCTTTATAGGGGGCTGTATTAGGCACGCATTTCTTCAGCCTTTCTGTCAGCACATCCACATTATCCTACATACTTTCTATGGTGGCTGCATTCTCATTGTAGACTTGCTGATGCTTTTCCACCTTGCCGATTTTCTTGCCGCTATACCTTTCAGCCATAGCTTCCTTTTTGGCGGTGTTGCCCTAAATCTGACTGACCATAGCTTGCTGGTTATAATACTCCTTAATGCGGTTTCTGGCCTATGTCATAGGTGAATCCTCCGCATTGTCCTACAGTTCGTTTATCCTAGAATAGGCATAGCCTATGGTTTGCTTTATAGACTTCTCCTTTGCTGACAGCTGTGCCAGTCTCTTCCTATCAGCATCCGATAGGAGATATTTTTCATCCACCCTATTGGAATAGGCACTCATATAGGCTGCATTCTTCTGCTTATTTAAAATCTTTTCACGCTCTGCCTATATCTTTTTAAGTTTCTCGTTTGTCCTTTTACCCTATTCGGCTGCTTTTTCCTCATTTAGGAAATAATAGTCTATCTGATTGTCCGTAAGGTGCTTGCCATTAAGCTGTGGGTTAATCCTAGATTTTATCTGCTGTCTGCCGGCATCCAAATTCTGCTTGCCGAACTTCTAATGGGCATCTTTATATTCATTATCTGCTTCCTACATCTTTTTTACAGCAGCCATCTTTTCCTCTTTGGTTCTGGCCTTGTAGTAATCCCTCTATGCTGCCGCCCTTTTGGCATTGATTCTGGCATCTGTCACCCCTAACTGCTATGCTGTCGTTGCCAGTTCATCCAGCATATCAGCCAATTTGCCGGATTCCTATATAGTCTGTTGAAGTCCGTTTATGAAGTTGCTGAAATCTGTATTTGCCAAGCAAGTGGCAAAGTAATCTACTGCACTTCCGGCCTAGGTCTGCACTCTCTCCACTGCATCACCCAATGTCTGGCTGTTGGCCATCATCTTGTTAAACAAGGCTCCGGCACTCATAGCCACACCAAAGAATCCACCTAGTTTACCAAGTGTGCCACCTAGAGTATTTAGTAAATTCCCAGAGCCATTGGCACTGATGCCGACCTTGCCAAGCAGTTTATCCAGACTGTCTAAAGAGCCGCCAGTCTGTTGGCTTGCACCCTTTAAACTTGCTATCTCTTTTTTACAGTCCTACAGCTAGCTTTTAAACTGCTGATTCTAAAGTATAATTCTAGTTACAAAATCAGCCATATATTATTTGTTTTTACGTGAATATTCTTTTGCTTTCCGTCTAAGTCTTTCTATATCTTCATTACTGATACCAGTTTCCTTATTGTCATCCCAGACAAATCTAACAATGTCAGTCGGGCTTAATTTCTTTCGGCTGTTCACCTATGCAATGATATAAGCTATCATCCTACTTTGCTCCCAGCTGTCCCTATGCTTTAGGTGCATTGCCTATATAAGCGGCTGTACTTCATACATCTGCATTGCATCCAACACATAGTCCGGAGATATGCCGCACTGTATTACTAAAGTCTGGTATATTTCAGTAACTGTCAGAGACTTTTTTTTTCGTTGTCCTCCACTTTGCCATACACATTCCTCTTGGATGCTTCATCTGCCAGAAACTGTTGGAATTGCACCAGTAAAGTGGGGTTATCATCTACAGAATCCATAAACTCGTCAAATGTCATAGTATCATCCGGATTGCTTGCCAATAGGATGCAATAGAAAAACACCAGTTCATCTGATAGGGATTCTATGTTAAACATCTTGTTGGTTATCTGCTCAAAGAGCATCAAGGCCCTAAAAGTGTATTTAAGTCTGTACTCCTTATTGTTTATAGTCATAGTCAGTTTAAAAATTAGGCCTACCCCTTACCTATATAAAGGGTCAGAGTAGGCCAAGTAAACATCAATTATTGGGTCACTTTAGTTAGTGCGCCCACTCCGGTAAATTGTACCGTAAACGTTGCATTTTCTCCATTAGGGGCATTTTTCTCCAAGGATGTAATAAGCATCTGGCCAGTATAGCCATCCTTGGCTTTCGGTGTCCAGCCGCCAGTTTTAACAGCATCTAATTTGTTTTCCGCCAAATCTGTAGAGTTGCCTTCTAATGCAAACACGCCAGTAACGGGCTTTCTAGCTATCATCATTGCAAAAAGCTCGTCATAGCCAACCCCTTCGGCTTTGTCTGCACAGAGGTTCTCACTTGAAGCAGTCCAGCTAAGCACACCCACTTCACTGGTCTACCACTTGCCACCACTATCTTTAGAACTGGTTTCCTTTGTATCTGCACTGATAGACAAAGTGTGTGAAGTGGCAAAACCTATTGATTTGCCGCCAACAAAAAGCATCAAATCACTACCTTTAATTACACTCATTTTATTTCAATTTTAAATGTTAGTTTCTGTATAAATGTATCTTCCAAATAATCCTCATCTGCATCATCTAAAGTTATTCCCCCTATATTGATACCATTGTAAGCACCTCTGCTGTGCTCCAGTATATCCTTTATCCTTTCTGCCAATGATATACTTTCCTCATAAGTGTTGGCTGCTACAATAATATTCAAGGTTGCCAACTCTGAAAAGTTGTACCTATCCTTTGTATCGGATGGTTCTAATCCACTCCGTTTATAGACAACAAATGGAAACGTAGTGCCTTCATCGGCCACCAAAGGAAAAACTTTATTTATATTGTTCCTAGCCAATATGGCATATATAGCTTTACCAATTTGTAAACTGCTCATTTCTTGGATGCAATTTTCTAGATTGATTCTGACAATAGGCTGTCAATGCTGCTGAACACCTAATGCTCCGATTCCCTCTGGGCATCCTTAAAGAAGTGTCTGGCCGTAATGACACCTCTATAGCCGCCTTTGCCAGTTCTCTTTAAAGACTTGCCATCATATCCGGTAATCTTGTGACCTCTGGTATATCTGTCCTTAGTGCCAGTCTCAAAAAACTTCAGTCTGAAGTCTCCCATAATGTGTACCTTGGCTTCCGTCCCATCCTTATTGATTTTGGACTTGATGCCGCTCTGTAAAGACTTGCCATATTTGGCAGATTTCCTTGTAGGGTTCTTCACTGTCTGCTTTAACTTTGCTCTGGCCTTTTTAATAAGTATCTAAGCTGATTTCTTTAGTGCCGTTTTCATTGCCTTGGTCTAATCTTTGCCAGACAAGGATGCAAACAGATTCACTACCTAACTGTCATCAATTTCAATCATTTATTAACTCCGTATTTATTGCCTTAAACTGCCTATGCTTGTCTGACTGTATGGATAGTATTCTATATTTCTATCCATTCCAGACAATGTGCATAAGCTCCGTTACCTTATGATAATATCTAATCTTAAAGATTACATTACAAGTAAACACAATCTCATTGTTTTCATTAGCCCTATTACCATTAGTGTAGGTTACGTTAGCCCTAGTGGTTACAAATTCAGTCCACTTAATAGCATTAGCTCCAAAGCCATTTTGCTAAACTGTCGGCTGTTCTATAACAATCCTCTCATTTAATATTCCAGCTTGCATATTAGGGTATATTATAATGTTTGTAAAGTCCTAACAGATACTCCATAGTATAGGGCACTTTCATAACAGTGCTATAACTTACTGGCTCTCTGTTGGCATACAGATTGCCAACCATCAGCAAAATGGAATGTTTAACGGCGGATGGCAATTTACCACCCACCATCAAATCATCCAAAGCTATGTCCAAATGCTAAGATACTGAATCCTCCGCAACCTAAATCAATGTGGTTATGTAGGCATCATCATCAGTAAAGCTGACATCTATATTTAGATGCTTTTTTGCTTCTTCCAATTTAACAAACATAGCTTTCACTTATTGCAATCACTTAATCACCTTCTTGGCAAATGCTTCGGCTCTGCGTGGCTTGGCATCAAAGAAAGCATTGATAACCAAGCGTACTTTACCGCTGGCAGCTTGCGTATAAGGGTCGACAGTCAAATCACATTTTATTTTTTGCAGTTCGTTACTCTGCAAACTTCCAAACATATCCTCCGGCACTCTTTTTAGTTCCTTTACAAACTCTACTTATGGATGATTTGTCTATTCCTAGCTCTTTCATTACCTAACTAGCTCCAATCCATTCTTTTATAAAAGTGCCATCTAATGTATATTGATTTACTGGTTTACTTTTCTTCTTAATTGTTTCTATTGATTGTTTACTCCCTAACCTTGCTTCTCTTATCTTCTATTTAGATTCTTCTGATAAGTGATTTCCATAATTAGGGTTATTTATACCTTCATAACTTCTTCTATTTTTTATGGCTTCTTTTTGTTTGTCGGTTCCCCACTTAAAGCCTTTAGTTCCGTCACCACCTTTAGTGGAATTATAACCTTTTCTACTGTTTGTTGTATCATATAAAGTTATGTAGTATATTTCTTTAGCATCTAACTAATCAATAGTAGTATATTCTAGTATCTCATATTTCCACTAAGTAAAGTCATTATATTTCTTTCTAGCTCTATCTATAGCAGAATCATTACTTGTATATACATAATTAAAAGGATTATAAGTAAATTCCTTCTTTCTCCGTTCTAGGTTTATTGCCTATCCTATATAAGACTTACCACTAGGGCTAGTCCATTTATAAATTCCAGTAATCATATTATTTTATGCTTGTTATTAAAGCTCTATGTTTTCATAGAGACTAGACTATATCTTCACCTTACAAAATAAGGGACTTCCATTTCGGAATTACTTAATTC